TTATCTCTAATGAGACCCTATTGGAAAGATTTAAGGAAATGCCCAGTATGGAAAAAGTTAGAGTGAGAAGAGAAGAAAAAGATAGAAGAGATGATGTTATACCCGATAAGGCGAGCCCTTACCATAATCCACAACACCGAGAGGATATTGCTAAAATTGCTTTAACTAAAGATATATTAGCTGATGAATATCTTGATGATATGGGTATTCCTGTGTCGGAAAAACCAGAAGAGCCAGTGGCACCAGTCCCATCTCCCAATAATGAAGACAAAGATGAAGAAGATAAAGAGCGACCTATCAATCCAGTTGGTCGTCCAGATTTTTCTAAAGATTCAGTAAAGAGAAAGAAGAAAAGAGTATTACCTAAATCAGGCACTCCAACAGCTGCTGTATTATGGGCCGTATCTGCTCAAGATCAAATATCTGAAATATTGTCTCCTATTGCATTAGCCCACTTTGATAAAAAGAATATGCGTAGTTTAAGTAAGGCTGAAATGTCCCAAGTGGATTACTTAAAGCTTTGTATATTGTCGGGTATTAAGCCATTTATGGAAATCACTCCCGAATTAGTGAAGGAATTAGTTGATTCTGGGTCTCGTCCTTCTCTTGCCTTTAAAAATGCTATTGAAGATGAGATTGAATCATTTAAATCCCATAACAATAGATTACCTAATTCATCTGAGATGAAGTATATCAACGCTTCTGTCGTAGCTGTTGACCCCAATTTAAACCAATAAATTCCAATATATAAAACTTTTTGTGTATTACGATCTGGAGGTTTTACATGAAGATATATCAATCAGAAATAGACGATGGTTTACGCGACCAGGTATTAACGAATAATACCCTCGCTTGGGACATCGTTGCGGAATCTTTTACACCGGAAATTAATATTAAGTCTTCGGCATTAGAAAAAATAATTGCTGAGAATAAGGATCAAATTGACTTATACTACCTAAGATCGATTTTGGTTACTGCCGGTTGGAATAAAAATGATGATGTGTTCCATCCGCAGGAACTATGGGATGCTAGGGATACCCCTGAGGATAAACCTTTTAACTTTATGCATGATGAGCGAGATATCATAGGTCATATCACTGGTAATACAGTGGTTGATGTAGAGGGAAATGAAATTGCGTCGGATGAATCTCTTCCAGACACATTTAACATTTTAACTACAGCGGTTGTTTATACAGAATGGAGCGATCCTTCTCAGCGAGAACGAATGAGAAAAATTGTTGCTGAGATCGAAGAAGGTAAATGGTTTGTTTCTATGGAATGTTTATTCCCTGATTTTGATTATGCTCTCGCGAGAGAGGATGGTCAGACCGAAGTCGTTACCCGTGATGAGGCTTCTGCGTTTTTAACCAAGCATTTACGGGCTTATGGCGGCACTGGTGAATACGACAACTATAGAGTTGGCAGATTATTAAGAAACTTATCGTTCTCTGGTAAAGGCTTAGTTTCCAAACCTGCTAATCCTAATAGTGTTATACTAGATAGGACCGGATCTTATGGTGGTGAAAATATTTCTTTTACAAAAGACAAAACATTAACAATATCCTCTATAAAGGAGATTAAGATGTCTGACAGTTATGAAAAGCAGATCGATGATCTGCGAGCTGAATTAGCAGAAGCTAAAGCTGCTAATGAAGCATTGCAAGAAAAGGTTGCTGCTGAGCAGCAAGCCGAATTCGATGCCAAAATCGCTACTTTTGAAGCAACACTTGCTGAAAAAGATGAGCAGATTTCTGGTTTCGAGTCCAAAGTCTCAGAAGTTGAAGCAACTGTTGCTGAACAGGCTGAAAAGCTGACAGAAACAACCAAGGCTCTTCAAGCAAAAGAAGAAGAATTGGCTACTGTGTACAAGCAACAAGCTACTACACAGCGAAAAGCACAGTTGACTGAACTTGGATTTGATGATGCAGAAGCATCAGAAACCGTTGAGCAGTTCGATGCTATGGATGATGACACTTTTAGTCAGGTAGTTGCTCTGATGAAAAAGAAGGGCAAGGAAATGCCTTGGGACAAAGACAAAGAAGACAAAGAAGAAGAAGAAGCTATGAAGCGAAAGGCTATGAAGAAAGACGCTCAAGCGGAAGAAACTGTTTTAGAAGAAGAGGTAGAAACTTCTGAGGCTTCCGAAACTGATCTCGAATCAGCCGAAGAAACCGAAGAAGTGGCTATCGCAGAGGCTGTTGGTGAAGATGATCCAGCCGAATCTCTGCGGGCACAGGCCAGTGAATGGCTTGGTTCTGTTTTACAATACGTCCCGAAAGACGAAAAGTAATTAATTTAAACTCACAAAGGAGATTCGATAATGGCTCTTAAAACTGATAGAAGTACGCTTCAAACTGACATTTCGTTCTTTATGAATGAAACTGCTACACGCGGTGGTATCGCATGTGTTAGCACTGCTGGATCAGGTTCAGCTATGGATCAAGGTGCTGCCTTGGTTACTTACGCTGCCGATCCTTCTGGAAAGATTCCTGTTGGTTTACTGTTGAATGATATGGTCAATATTGACCTGACTCGTCAGCATCTCAACCAGCATAAGGATGAAGTCCAAAAGGGCGGAAAGGTTACCCTGCTTCAAAAGGGTACTGTTGTAACTGACGATATCATTGGCACACCAACCGCTGGTGCTCTTGCGTATCTGGCTCATAGTGGCAATATTGCTGCTAGCTGGGTAGGTAGTGACAATAGTGACCACACTGGTAGTGCCAAGGTTGTTGGTCGATTCTTGGGCACAAAAGACGAAGATGGATATGCTAAAGTGTATATTGATCTTCCGAATACTGCTCGACCTTCTGGCGGCCAGATCGCTGAATAGCCTAGTATCTTAACTAACTGAACCTCAAAGGAGAATTTTATAATGGCTAGTAAAAACAGACCTACTGAAGAATTTATTGAACTGCTCCGACGATCCGGCAGTTCCGACCGAGCAGTTGCATTTACTGCTCAACGGGAAATTGCTAAGGCGTTGGAGGTTCCTATTCGTAAGGGAGTGCTTTTTGGTGATGTTGTAACATCTATCTATGAAGCCATGCCTTTAGAACCCGCCGCATCTCCAGAATTTCCTCTGGATTTGTTGGCTCCCGGCACAGAAACTGATCATGTTGCCTATACAAATCCTGGCAATGGTCGGATTCCTGAGCGGCATGTCGAAGGCGATTATGTGATGGTTAATACCTACGGTATCTCCAGCTCGATTGATTTCTTGCTGAAGTATGCTCGTAGTGCTAACTGGAACATTGTTTCTCGTGCTATGCAGGTGTTGGAGTCTTCATTCGTTAAGAAGATTAACGATGATGGCTGGCACACACTGTTGGCAGCTGCTGTAGACCGTAATATCTTGGTTTACGATGCAGATGCTGCTGCTGGTCAGTTTACCAAGCGTCTGGTTAGTCTCATGAAGACTGTTATGCGACGTAACGGTGGTGGTAACTCTGTTACTGCTCCGGGTCGTTTGACGGACCTCTACTGCTCACCAGAAGCTATTGAAGATATTCGTAACTGGGGCGTTGATCAGTTGGATGAAGTTTCTCGACGAGAAATCTACACAGCTACTGATGATGGTCCGGCAATCACACGAGTGTTTGGTGTTAACCTGCACGATATCTTCGAGTTTGGTGACGGTCAGGAATATCAAAGTTACTTCACTAGTGATCTTAGCGGCTCGCTCGCTTCTAGTGACGTTGAACTGGTTATCGGCCTGGATCAGGCTGCTAACGATAGCTTTGTTATGCCGATTAAGAAGGAAGTTGAAATCTTTGAAGATGAATCCCTCCATCGTCATCAGCGACAAGGTTATTACGGTTGGGCTGAACTTGGTTTCGGCGTTCTTGACAACCGACGTGTTCTGGCTGGCTCTTTCTAAGAATAGACCAGTTTCCGGAGATGAAGCCGCTTCTAAATGGGGCGGCTTTTTTTATTATTGTGTATAATACTATGGTGTGTGCTGCCCTAACATAAGATTTTTAAGGGGGTTTTATGACCGCTGTATCAACAGATATATTAGCTGAGGTGATATCCTTCGCAGCACCCACTTCCTCAATTACTCAGAATGAAGCATTGACTAGTTCTTATTGGGGGGATTATGCCCCAAGTAACCATATGCTTTTAGCATTCACTAATACTGGTACGTCTGCCCAAGTAGCAGCAGACATGAGAAATTCCATTGGTTGGGCTACTGACACCGTGGATCACAGTATAGGTTTGGGTGCTTTTGATGGCGTTCCTAGTACTATTACAGCCCGTAGACACTCTAACACTCATTGTGCGGCTGCTATATATGGAAGTAAAACTACTTACGAGCGTGCGGCTCAGAGTTCTTATTCTTCAACAGCATTAGGTCATACATGGTCAGAATCAGCTCTTGATGGTGCTTCTTATGGTTCTTTAGCTCTTGGTGGTTCAGGTATTCAAGAGATAAAAATTCAAACAATCGAAACTGCTACTTCTACTGGAGACACTAGTTATACTGGTTTGGGGTTCAGACCTAATTTGTTGATATGCTTATATACCATGACATCGAATTCTTTAGAAGACACCAGTAGACATGCTGTTTCTGCTATGGGGTTCTCTGATGGTGCAACAGATGCTGTTTCCGTAATTTCGTCAAGAGGCAAGTTGTCTTCTGCGTCAGATACTGCTGGTGTCCTGTGTG